TTTTAAAACCCCGTCTTCACCTGATTTCAAAATAAATTTCTATCTAAATAAATATATAATAAAATAAATTTATAAATGCTTTTATTTAATTGAGTAAGCTCTCAATATATTTTATCTAATTCTTTTCTCGTTAGATTATACGTAAACTCCGGATAATTCTGGTACAGATCTAATATATAATCTTCATCCAGAAACTCTATAGGTAACCGTTTTCCTTTACAATACTCCTTCAATTTAGTCATCTGCTGTTTATATTCATACTCATATAAATAATATTCTCTTTGATACACAGATAACTTACCTGATATACATTCTACATAATCCTTAGAAGTATCATAAAAGCCTAACATATTGTCCAATGTTTCTTTTGATAATAATCCCATCACTCTACCTATTTGATTATGTCTACTAAACTTTCTTTTTAGAAAAGTTAATTCATGTTTTGGTACTTCTTTCTCAGTCACATTTCCTTTATTCCCTGTAGTAACTGTCATTCCTAAGCCAGTAAGGTAATTAGCCATACTGACAGCGTCCATATAAGGTGCATCACTAGTAACTCCACATAACTTATCATCTCCTTGAACAAAGTCTTTCAACACAGAAAAATAATTCTCTACACTAGGCTTGTGTTTCTGTTTTTCACAAGCATCTAAATAATACAAAAATGAATAGGCCTTATTATAAATCGAATCGAACAAATTAGTTTCCCATCTTCCTGACAATACTCCATGAGTTTTCATAAAAATCCTATCTCTAACTAATATGTAACTAGAAACAACCATGTTCAATTGGAATTCTAACATCTTCCTATCATTCTCAGACCCTTGAAATCTTTCTAACAAAACTCTATTCAACAAACGTTGAATAGCTCCCATTATACAAGAGTCATATTCTCCAAAGTCAAAATCCCAAGCTCTTATAGTCACGCTTATTTCCTTCCATAATCTGTCAAAATCATAATAGGGATTTATTCCTATCATTATTCCAGTATCCCACTTCCTGCGTTGTATATTAATTAAAACCTCACCTAACAATCGTTTCATTTCTATTTGATTAAGTATAGTATCTACTCCAAATGCTCTTGGTCTATTCACTTTATCTACGGGTCTTAACTCATCTTTTAATGTAAAATACTGTAATACATGTTCCAACTCAACTTTATCATTCATGACATTCTCATAAAAAGAGTTGTAAATTTCTTCAAATTCTGGATACATAGTACCTGATGAAAAGTCTAGATAATCTGCCTTTTCAGCCGGAAAAGCAAGTCCACTGACAGAATCTTTGTTCATTCCTGGTAATCTGTCATCTCCTTTAATTACTACTTTCATTTCAATAGGCGAGTAATAAGGTATTAGACTTTCAAACAACTTTATAAGCATTCTTTCCTGATAAGTGGTAAGCGAAAAATCTCTCTTAAAATTTTTCACCGTTCTCATTTCCAATGTGACATTCTTGCCACTTTCCACTTCCTTAAAAGCTGTCATATTAACTGGTGCCTTAGTCTTCGCTGTAAAATCATAAAAATTAGTCGGAGCTAATTTCGATTTCTTTGGTGGCTCTCTAGTATGGTCAGAGTGCAATCTCATTCCTGAAAAATTCACATGTTTTTTATTCTCACGTATTTCATTCTCTATGTGAAATCCTTCTGACTTGGACATAAGGTAATTTAATTTACCCAACAACTGTTGAGAAAATATTACCGAAACTCCCAAATCACCGTTACCTGCAACATGCATTCCTACTATTCCATATTTACCATCTACAACTAAACTACCACACAATCCGGGGCTAGTAATGCTATAAGTTAGAGGGTTATTAACCACATGTTCGCCTATAGCTGAGGTATACTTAACTGCTCCTTCCAACTTTCCTACTGAATGGGCTAACTTAACGCTTCCTACACTAGTAACTAAGTTCAAATCTTTATATACATCCTTAATTACCGGTTTAAAATAGTAACCAAAATTTTTAAAAGGCAATACACTCATTCTTTCAAATCTCACCACGGCTATATCACTCATTCTATCTGAAAATATCTTTTCAAAAGGTACTTTATCTAACATCACATTACCTCTTTCCATCTCTACATCATTTAAGTAGACACTGCATTTCTGTACAACAGAGTCTACTACGTGTAAAGGTAGGAGTACGTTATGTGATGAAACATAACCATGACAATAGATAGGATTTCCTCCTTCATTCTTATAAAATTCAAATATATACAATTGTTTTTTAACGACTTCACATAAAGCCGAATCATCCTCTGCTATATAACAAACATTACCTTTAAAAATCGCCGGCGCACCTACTTTGGATTTAGCTATAGCTTTACGCCATTCTTGGGTTATAACTTCTTTATTCTCATTTTTACTATAATGTCTAAAATAATCTTTAGCTATCATTATCCCTGCATAAGTTAAACCTATTGCTAAAGCTGCATAGCTACCATTATCTACTATTTTTTCAACTATATTCTCCAACATGTCTGACACATAATCATAATAATCTTTTATTAAAGACCCAATTCCTACACAAAACGTATCTACCATCCATGATTCCGCTTCTACAAAATCATATTCGTCCATTCTTTCATTCATAACGTCTATTTGACTAGGTGTAAGTTGATGATTACTATAATACTCATTCATTAGATTTTCCAATCTCTTTACTATAGTTGTCATCCATGGTACAGTGGTCATGTGATCTCCTGATATGTTGGGTTTAAGATTAATACTGTTGAAATTCCTAGGAAATCCGTTAATGAATCGGCTTCTATATACATCATAATGTAAGTAAGTTATGTCTTTTTCATTATTAAACCTGAATATGTGACACCTACGCCACAAAGCTTCGATATCTGTTATTCCATCACTCTTAGTTAATCCTGAAAGATTAGAAAGATTATTAGTCGTTAAAACTAATATCTTACTATCAAAATACTTCGTGTCTTTCAAATCAACACTAGCACAATCTAAGGGCAATTTCATATTCGATACCATGTTTATAATCATTCTCCATTGCGACACTCCCTGCTGACCTACATCATCCATAACAAAAACTTCTTCATTATTATAGCCATCATAAAAATCTTTACCATCCTCAGTAGGTTTAACTACATGGGTGTAAGTAGACCTCCCTAACAACTGCACCAATTTAATAGCACAAATGGTCTTCTTAACTCCTGGTGGTCCCTCTAAAACTATACAAACAGGTTCCACTCTAGAACAACTCTCATAAGATTGTAAAGACTTAACTAATTTTTCATATCTCTTATATACTATGTGAACGTATGGACTAGTCCTGACGTAGTCCAAAAATACTTCATCTACACTCATTTCTTGATTCAGCATTCTAACTTCATCTCTAAAGCCTACATCCAACATAACCTTTCTATCTTTATCCCAATTCAACAATTGAGATTTCATTCTATATATAAAGCTTTGCTTCTTACCTAAAATAAATAATTTACACAAATAATTTTTTAAAAATTGAGGTACCCATGATGACTTTTCAATCAGATGATGAAAAAATTCTGATATACCTGATAAAATATCTAAAACTACATTAGGATTATCTCCTATCTTCTTGGACGTTAACACATTCATTCTCTTAAAAATATTCAAAACTCTGTCGGGTAATCCTATACCTCCTAAAACTAATAATAGAACATCCAATGATTCTGCAACAAAATGTTTAGTTCTTAAATATATAGAAGCTATTCTAGCTAAAAAACCTAAAAAATAAGATGGTGTCCAATTATTAAACGTACTCGTACTATGTTGCAACATTAATGAGGTTATATCTAAAAATAATGGCTGAATCACACTAGAATCAGCTCCTAAAATCTTACCACTTATACTAAAAACTTTCTTAAAAACTAAAGAGGTATCACTAATAACACTATATAAACTTTCAGCTCTTAATTCACTAATAACGTTTCTTAACCTACTATTCAAATGCTTACGCTCTGACAAATTAATTAAACGTATCAAGGCTCCTCTATTATTTGTTATTACAGGGCCTACTCTTGTCTTAAATTCATTTCTATTGCATCTAATTATCACATACCTGTGACAATCCACTAAATAATATTTCGTTGTCTTATCAAATCCTAATACTGTCAATTGATTAAATTTGGGAATGTAGTTATTGTCCATGCTGCACATTGACTACAATACTTGTATAAAAGCGATCTATTTACTAAAACACAGGCAACTCACACACTAATGTTGCAAGTTCTTAATCTCTGTAATACACTACACACTTACTAAGCATTTCACTTATTGGGTGTGTAATTTCAGGAAGAAAAAGTCCTTGAGCTGTATGAATTCCGATGGTGCTTAGCTGATTCAATCTCACAAGATTTACTTGTAGGGTGGGTTTTGTTTTTACGCCTTGAAAAACTATACCTAACGGTATTAAGTAGTCTCAACTACTCAAGTACCAAAAAGAAATTGACCGAAACAACGCTTCTTAGTTGTAGCCAATACTGAAGTTGTCTTAAAGCTTGCGACTCTCGAACCTCCATATCGAATACAATTGTCAATAACGCTTAACGAATATATAATAAACTAAAATAAAAATATATATAAAAAGGTTAATTAATATTTAAGTAATAGGGTTGTTGGAATAATAACAAGTTGGGTTCTTTACTTT